GCTTCATCTTCTGCTCTAGCTAATAGTAATTGCTGGTCTAATTTTGATCTATCAAATTTCAATCGTAGATCTTTTCAAATGCACCGATATTATCTTTATGTGTTGGTGCTGTCCAACCTGCAGGCTTAATAAGATCTGGTAATCCCATTGGATTTGGTCGTGCTTCTTTGATGCCGACTTCTTTACTAATGTTTGCTGCATACACTCGGTTCCATGCCATCTCAGCATCGATACCAAATAGATCTAATGTACCAATAGCAAATACAGATAAGTCGATCAATGCATCAACTGCATCATCACCGTTTCTTGCTGCCTTAAGTTCATCTAGTTCTTCTTGTAAACAACCAATACGGAACTCTAAGAATTCTGTAAGTTTATTTGCATCCATTTTTGACACGACTTCTCGCACACCGAACTTTGCGTGCATGTCGTTCATGTCTTTTACCCAATTTTGTGACATTTACTGGCTCCTCTGTTATTAAATATGTATTCTTTAAACCATTATAAAAACTTACTTCATATGTTTTATGCACTCTGCATATATTTTTATTCTTTAATATATTAAACATCCTACAATCTTTACCGACTACCTTACTTATAGCATGATCACTTAAACCTTTACCTGTTGTGCCATAAGATATAGCTGTAGCACCAGTCGTTATAGTATCCATAGTTTGATATGCACCACCTACACCAAGTATCGCACAGCCCTGTATGCTAACCAAAGAAAGACTCAAGAGAAGCTTTCTCTTCAGCATGCCATCCTAACGGTTCAATAACAATGTTTAGTGCATCGAGGAATGTTTTCTCAAATTGTAGATCGTAGTTTATATAGTCATCTAAGCCGAATTCTTTTGGTAGTACATTGTTGAATGAGATGACATTCTCATTGATTGGATTTGGAGTTCTTAGATAAACGAACTTGATCTTATTACCATTAGTGATAGGTTCATACTTACGTGTGAGGCCTTTCATCTTTAGATAGTGATTAAACAGTAATGCACCTCTAACTTGGATCGGTGTACCTTTCTTGTAGATAGGTGTTCCAGTATATTCTTTTAAGGAAGAAATTGATCTAGGAAAAGACACATCATTGACGGAGAGTGACGTGAAATCCCTCTTGAATTCTTTGACGAATGTCTGAAGTGCACTTTGGTCCTTATGCAAGATGACCTCGAGTGCATCCTTGAGTTTCTTGCGGACGACTGCAGGTGTCGACGATTTGACCATTTCAAGGCCCATAACTTTAATCTTAGGTTTCGCATATTGCACTCCTTCGGAATTGTGTACATTTAATACGTATCGTTTCTTAGCAACCCATATTGCTTTATCAGCCAACACTTCGCGTTTCATCTGCATCTTTTGACCATAAGCATTCATATACTCTGAGAGTTCTTGGTATCCACCATCGATGAATGGTTGGAGTACCTTCTCGCATGTCTTATCCATGAATGCAATCTTTTCTTCTGGTGTTTTATCAACACATATCTTCTCAACGAGATCTTCAAGAGTTAGATAGATTGAATCGGTATCGATAGCGATGACATAGTCTTGATCTTCTGTCTTTAATGTTTTATTCATGAAGTCATTAAGCTTGTTAGCCATCCATCGAATAGACAATTGACCAGATAATGTAATACCTTCGGCGATGCGTAGATCATAGTATCTAAAGTACTTATTACCGATCGCACCGTAAGCTGAGTTCAGCGCGATCTTCATAGCCATCTGCAGGTTCTTTAACCGTGAGATGTCTTTGACTAACTGAGGATCTTTGTTGTGCTCGTATTCTTGTTCAGCCTTTAACATCTGCTTCTTAAACTTAGAACGATTGTTGTACATCTCTTCCATCAAAGCTGGTAAGAAGCCTTTCTTATCCTTCGTGTAACACCAACCATTACCAGATGTTGATAGACCAACTGGTACATTCATTGGGGTTTTAGTCAATAGTTTATCTACGGTTGTATCGATGCGAGTATCAGTCAATGTTTCAGGCGACATATTATACTGCATGATAAGATGTGGATACAGAGAGTTTAAGTCGAACGATGCAACCCATTTGTGAGGACCAACTATAGGATCTTTAACATAAGCACCTTCGAATACTTCAGACTTACCGTTCTCTTCTTTTAGAGGGATAGCGATCTTACGTTCATACAAGTAATTGAAGATGATGGCATCCCACATGCGAACAGGAGAGAATACATCTTCATAGTTAATCTTAGAGCTATAAGCTAGAGTGTAGACAAGTTCAATGAGCTTCATCTTATCTTCTAACATATCAACGAGTTCTGTATCGTGGATGTTATAGTCTACGAATGTCTTCCAATGTTTTGTGTAGAAGTCTTTGAAGTTATCTTCAGGATTCTCGAGCTTCTTCTTATTGAGTTCGACACTTGCGATATAGTTTAATGCATAAGATTCTTGATTGGTATATGTAAACTTCTTATACAAGTCCATGTAATCTAACACAGAGATACCGACGAATGAATATGATTGGATAGATGTACCACCACCAACATAGGCTTTTTTATCGTTCACGATACCCCATGGTGACATACGTTTGACATACTCATCACCTAATACAAGACGTATACGATTGACTAGATATGGGATATCAAAGCCATTGATGTTCCAACCAGTGACCACGTCAGGATAATTGTTAGACCAGAATACAACGAATGTCTTAAGTAAGTTAGACTCGTCCGTGCATTGCATATACTTGACATCTTTACGATCAGTCATATATGGACGGGAGCCGAACGTTACGATTTGTTTATGATGGTTGTCTTTGATAGTGATAAGCAATACTTCTTCGTTTGCTTCACTTATATTTGGGAATCCATTCTCAGTTGCAGTCTCGATGTCGATTGAAAACATCTTGATGAGATCTTTATCCCATTGAATAGTCTTAGGATAAGTCTCAGTGATGTATTGATATTGGAATTGTGTTTGACCATAGAACGTAAAGCCTTCTACGTCTTTATAACGTTCGACATACTCCATGCCTTCTTTGATTGATTCAAACTTGGTTGGAGATACTGGATTACCTTCTAATGTATTCCAATCAGAAGCTTCTTTGGCTGGTACAAATAATGTAGGACGATACGGCACCTTACTCTTGAATGCTTGACCATTATTGACATAACGGAGCAATAGAGAATTGCCGTACTTGACTACGTTCGTATAGAATCTACTCATAATGTAATTATACCACAGGTACTATTTAAAGTACAATATTTGTCAGCGTCTGAAATTATTTTATACTTTCAACCGAATCTGCTTTATCTTTGTCTTCACGGATCTCCACAAAGATTGGGAGGAATAAACTCTCATCTTCGTGTTTGCTCCTAATACGAGCGTTGTACTTGACAGCCACCACTTTACCAACGATATCTTGCTTCTTAATCTTTTTCCGATCTTCATCGTTAAATCCACTCCCGACTTTAACTTTAATAATACCATCCTCTGATTCACAGACGAGGGCCCCTAGCATGCCTTCATACTTACCGGTGCCGTCTTCAACATCGACGATCTTCAAATCACATTCTAATTCACCTTTAAACTTAATCAGTGACTTAGATCTTTTATTTTCCCAAGGTGCGTTCATATCTTTGAGTATGATACCTTCCTCACCTTGATCGTAGTACTCTTTAAACTTTGCTTGTGCTTCATCGATATTTTCTACGATGAAGTTAGGCACAATACTAATCTTATCTGCTTCTTTAAGTCTTGCAAACCTATCTTTATATGGTGTAGGACAATAGCTATCGATGAAATACATATATGGAATGATGTCCCATATTGTAGCATGAACCATTGCTGCTTCAGTGTCTGTTATAGTGCCTTTACCTGCTTTATTTAGGATGCCATTACCAGTTTGTCTATTCAATGTGCCGCTGTCGTCTTTAACTAATAGTTCACCGTCAAATACAGTGTCTATGCCATTAGCAAGCTCTACGAATTCTTTTTCAAGGTTACCTAACAAGTCGATCGTCTTACCGTTGCGAGACTTGAATTCACATTGACCATCGCGAACGACAGCATTGAATCTCATACCATCCATTTTTAATTGGACCATTGCAGGCCATTGGATCTTATCTACTAACTTCTGTTCATATTGTGATGCTAGCATACATGGATAGTCTACGACCAAGCCAAGCCATACATCATTGGCTGTCGCAGTAGATACACCACATTTCAGGTCCTTTGCTATGATGCGTTCAAGCACCTTAGCATTTTTCGGAGAGAGTGAAGTAAGGACCTGAGTGAGGTGTTCTATACCAGCATGACCAGTTAAGGTCCTACTGGATAACTCAAACAGTTTATCCATTGCTTGTATAAGGCTATCACTCCCAATTGCCTCATACTTTGGAATCTTGCGAATATAAAATTGTGTAAAAGGATCTAATGCCAGTCGTACGACTTCGCGTAGGACTTCATTATCTTTATGCTCAGTGAGCTTATCAATTTTATAGTTCCTCGACGGGTTTGCTGCGAGGTCTTCTAAGATATCAAATACTTCCATTACACCCATTCTTCTGGATTAGTTTGTAAGTTTTCACCAATACGTTTCATTAGTGTGTCAGCGATGTCTGCTTGAATATCATAATCAGAGATGCCTTCGTCATTGAATACTTCTGTTAGTCGTTCGTTTATCATATCTATAACATCATCAGTGAAGTTACATGAATGACTATCAACGAAGTCTTTAATTACTTGTGTATTGTTAACTTGTGTGTTTGACATATTATCTCCTGTAGATATAAACATCAAGCTTAGTTGCGTTTTTGATACCGCCAACGATATTGCCTGCCCGATCATATGAGACTGGACGGAATGAACCTCGATGGAAGTATCCACTTGGTGTTGGCATCTTAACTAGTGGTTTACGACCACGAAGCACAACACGTTTTTTGTTAGTACGATTTTTATTAGTGATAGACACAGCTTGCTTGATGATGCTTAATTTTTCCATATCAGCAGCTGAGTTTACGTCGACTGTCATTATGTAACTTTTTGATGTTCTCATCTTAATACCTCCGCACAACCAGAAGGGATTCTACGGTTGATCTTACGGATTTTCTCCATGGTTTCATGAAGAACTTTTTCAAGATTTGTAGGATCTGGAACTACTGCGATGGCTTTTTCTACATCCATTGCGAAGATTACAAGTTCAGACCTACGATTAAACTTAGCAGCATGTTCTGCTGGGACTAAGTACTTTTCGCCAAACTGATTAATGATTACTTTTTGCATTATTCTCTCTCCTTAATAATATAAGACCATTATATCCTGAATATGAATTAATGTACATAGGGGTGTTAAAACTAATTAGTCTATACAGATCAATAACTTGCATAATATATAAGTCTTTGATTACATTGGACTTTCATTTGGGCATATCCAGGCAGCGCCCGGAGTCACATTCTATCCCAAGGATAGGTCTATATATGGGTTTCTTTTTTATTGATCCAGTCAGTGTCCCACATGCTAGCATTTGGATCTTGAGGTGTGATTTCAGTACTCATGACTTTATACACAATAGCCTGAGGCTGTTCTGGTGGCTTATTTTGCAAATTATCAAAATAACTCATTCCAAATAACATCAAAATTACATCCATAATAACTTCCTTATAAAGTATTAAGCGCAGTCTGAAAGTGATTCCATCCAGCGTTTGCTGCATACTGTGTCTTTAGGACCGCATGGATAGTCATCAACTATTTCTGT